CATCATTTGCCCCGTGTCTGGATGCCAAGCTATAAGGTCAACAGCGTCCTGTTGCGCTAAAGCAACGCGCCAGCCCCTAGCAAGGACTGACGCGGCGGCTATATATTCTCCAGCTAGGCCGGATGTTGTTTGTGATAAAGTTACGTCTGCTACAAATTTATTATGCAGGGTCATCATGCGCTATAAGGTCATCCAGATAGAACCGAGCCTTCTTTAAATCTTCCAGCCCGTTTTTGTGATTAAATCTCCAGATATATTTTAGCACATTTCCCTGCACATAATACTTGTAATTGTCACCGAGCGCCGCACGGATAGCGTCAAGGCACTCGATGTTTCCGCTGGTGTAATGTTCGGGGTGATTAACTGGGTCAGTCATCTTGCACCCTCTTCATTAGCACTGCGTGGTTGCTGTGAGGATAAGACAGGTGGGAGACAATAACCCACCCGTTTTTCTCGTATTTTTTTATCTCGCCATGAATGACGTACCTAAGTGTCATGCGCTCAGACACTGCTCAATTTCCTTCAAAATTCGGGTGGTTTTTGTCCTTCCCCGCCCTCTTTTATCCAGCTTCTTTACCGCGTACATGACGGTGGTATGGTCACGCCCAAATGCCCTGCCCACTTCTGGATATGAACAACCCAGCAATCTGACTGACAAATACATAGCGATGTGTCGCTCGGTTGCGTTGGCTCTGCGCTTTGACAGCAGTTCCAAGACTGGCACCCCTGTGACTTCGCTGGTGACTTTAACGACCCTTTCGATTTGTTTATCATAGTGCGTCAAACGGGATTGTTTCGTCCCTTTCCCTAACAGACTTGATATAATTTTCTCTAGCACACTCATCGGTACAAAACTCCTCTCCTGCAAGTGTAATCGTTCCCTGATAGCGATAGTTGAAGCGGTTTCCGCAATGAGCGCAGTCGGCGTAATTGTCGACTGTTGGATAGCGCGATTGCTTTGTTTTCCGCTTCTCCCGTCTAAACACTAGAAGGGAATCTCATCGTCCATTGCCTGACCTGCACCATTGCTGGCTGGCTTTGGGTTGCTGAAGTCAATCTCATTAACACGCATCTGCAAAGCCTTAACTGTCTGGCCTTCCTTGTTCTGATACTCGCGCTCAGAGATTGAACCGATAACTGTGGCGCTTGTACCTTTCTTTAGGTACTCAGCTAGCTTTGCGCCACGCTCACCCCAGATGGAGCAGTCCATCCAGATTGTTGATTTGTTCTGCCCATAGCCTGTGTCAGAGGCGAGGGTAAAGGATAGCAACTTATTATCGCCAACCTCTTTGATTTCTGAATCACGGCCTAATCTGCCGCAAAATGTGCAACTGTTCATTTGCTTAATAGCTCCTGTTTCTTTTTGGTGAATAACTCCCTGTCATTAGCTGACAGCTTTAACTGCACCCGATTATACAGCGTCTTGAGGCTGTCCATATCGGGGCATAAGGCCACCTCATCCGCAATGGACAGGGGTGACGATATCTTGTTGAGGGGTTGTGCGACATCAGGACGCTCTGAAGTTGTAAAGACATCACGGTTTTTTTCGGTTTGCCCTCACGCCGCTTCCCTCCCTGCCTTCTGCTCAGAGCTGTCCGAGCCAGCAGAAACTGGTGATGGCTGAGGTGTGTCCTCGCCGCTATAAAGGTGCAGACCAAGCCCTGTTGCCATGCTGATAGCCTTAGCCATGCAACGCTGTATCGAGGCGTTAACCTCGAAGCTGTTGGGCTTTTGAATAGGCCGATTAGCGTGGTTCAGGATTGGCATAATTTCTGTGGTGGCTGGCTCATCCTTGCCCAGCAAGATAGTGACCTGCACATAGGCATAGCCCTGAGCGTCCACCATGTAGGGCAGATAGGTTTCGTCTGCCTGTTTGAATATGTGCTTAGTTACCATAGCGTCTGGAACGTGCTGTTTTAACAGCCGTAGGGCATGCGCCCAGCTAAGGTAGGTGAAACCGTTTTTCTTCTCGACAATTTTACGAGTGTCAATCTGTGACATGGTTGCGAATATGTTGCTCATATTTTCCAAAGCTCCTTTGCTTCTTCTTTGTGTTCTTCGTCCCAATAAAACGGGTGCTGAAAGTCTGGGTCTAGCAGACCAGCTAGCACCTTCGGGTCATCCGATACTTTTAACAGGTTCTGGCGGCGGATAGCCCTGCCGCGCATTTCTTCCAGACAAAACGCCAGATATTCCGGCTGTAGTTCCTCGCAGTTGTCGGGAGTAAACAGCACCGAGCCTGTTGCCGACACATAGGCAAGGCTAGGCTCTAGTCCTGTGGCTTTCTGATAAATGGATACTTGGCACAAATGCTCAAACTGTGGCTTGACTGGTATCGCCGCCTTAGTCCAGCCCCGTGTGCCGTCCTTCTTTACAGCACCCATGCGCGGTGCTTTTGTCTTTACCTCGCAGAAAGCATCAGAGGCGCACAGGTCTATGAATCCCATTACTGGTAGGTCTACACCTTCGAGGGACACCTCGACTCTGCGCTCCTCTTCTGCGCCCCCGTATCTCTCAGCCAATAAGTCAACGCCATTCTCAACTGCATCTGGAATCAGTTCGCGGTACTTCTCCCGCTTTTCTTCCGGCTCAGTAGCCGGAGCATCGTGAAAGTCAAACGATAAATATGCCTGCTCCACTGCCGCGTCAAAGTCCAAACCCAGCGTTAGCATGGCCTGTATTGCGCCATGCACTGCCGTGCCGAAAGCCGCGTTGTACCCAACCTTTATTTGCCTGCGCTGGTCTTTGCTCATATAGATGTATTGAAACATCCAGACTGCCATAGGCCGCAGTAACTGACTTGGGCTGTAGTGGTCTAATTTTTCCAAAATAAATCCTGACTAAGTTTTCGGTTTACATCACCGTTCATATACTTTACTAACGGTTATAGGTAATGCTGTCAACACATAAAACAGGAGCTAAAATGAAACTCGCAGAATGGTTAGTAAACAAAAAGATGCGGCAGGCTGAGTTCGCTCGGCAGATGGAAGTAACGCAACCCACGGTGCATAATTGGATATATGGAAAGCGACCGCCAAGCGGTCTGCACATGATGGACATTTACAAAATGTCAAAGGGGCAGGTAGGGCTAAAGGATTGGTGCGAGGCGTTTGACAGATGAGCAGTGGAAAGATTCGGGATAACTGGGAGCGCAGTGTTGAGGAACATAAGCGCCAGATGAATTTGCTGGATGAGTTGATACCAGACGATGCGTTTCAGGACGCGGATATTACTGAGAACCTGACGGGCAAGGCTCCGAAGTTGCCGACTTACTTGCCACCAAAGGGGAGAAGTTCCATTGACTAACGGTAGAGTGAAGGGCGCTAATTTCGAGCGTGAGTTGTGTCGGGCTATTATGGATGGGCTTGGCATTGAGGATGTGAAGAGAGACATCGAGCAATATAGAGCCAGTTTGCATGGTGACATTATTGGGGTGGATGGCTGGAGCATAGAGGCAAAGCGGTATGCGTCCGGCACTACATACAGGCCGGACTGGTGGCGACAATGCACAGCGGCGGCAGATGCCACTGGTTGCCAGCCTGTCCTGATATGGAAGTATGACCGTCAGCCCATTCATTGCCTTGTCAGAATGTCTAGCATTAGTGCTGATTATGCTGGCATGGATTATGTGGCGCAGGTGGATTTTGAAACGTGGTTAATGCTAGTGAGGGAGAGTTGGGCAAATGTTTAAGGCTTTAATTGGTATTTGTGTGGTTACTCAGTTCAATGTAGAGGGCGGGTCTATCTGTTACTTGGCACAGGACGATAAGGGGTTCAAAACGCACCTTGCCTGTATGCAACACGGCAATATGATTAAGCGAAAAATGGTAGAAGATTTCGTTGCGATGAATGGCAACTCAGCCGCTGTAATAGGACAGGCGGCCTGCATGAAAATGAAGGGGGATGCTGAGGCATGACAGAGAAAACTGCGGCAGAAATGACAGTCGAAGAGTTTACTGCGTGGCTGAAACAGCGAAGAGCACAGGCACTGCAAATCGAAAACAGGTTGCCCATTGGCACTGACAGGCATCAGAGACTGCCGAAAATGACGCCGCTGATAGCTATGCAAACTCGCAGGGCTATGCAGAGAAGGCGCACAAAGTGAAGTTTAACAGCGACTTTGCCTTCGATTTAAAGGTTGGTCAGGATGAGGAAATCTGGCTTGCAGACTTGCTACGCGGTCAGACTGTTGAGGTAAAGCGTGATTACATAGCCAGTCGGACTGGCAATTTATTTGTGGAGTTCTCTAGCCGAGGTAAAGCGTCAGGGCTTGCAACTACAAGGGCAAACTTTTGGGCGTTCATACTGGATGGGGAGAGGGTTGTTATAGTGCCGACAAAATACTTGCAACAGGTGGCAAGGCAGGCATATAGCGAAGGCCGCACAGTCAGGGGCGGTGATAACAATACCAGCGAGGGAGTGCTGGTCAAAATAGAGGAGTTAGTTAGATGAATAGTCAGGTTATTGAGGAGAGCAAAAAATGAGAACACCAAGCCCAAAAACACCAGCGCAAATGGCAAGAATCATAGAGGCGCATTTGGCTGAATATGCCGGAAAAGAACCAGCCGCAATGGACAGGGCTTTGCTTGCCGATGCTGTCAGATGGATGTGGTTGATGATGGACGATGATGAAAGGTTCTCTGGTTATGACGGATAGCTTGATTGTGCGGAGTAGCCTGAAGGATAACTTCAGCGTCCTGCCGAATGAATTGATAAATGATGACAGGCTGTCCACTGACCATCTGGGGCTGTTGGTTTACCTACTGAGCAAGCCAAATGATTGGCAGGTGAGGGTCAAGCAGTTGCAGAACAGGTTTGATATGGGGCGTGATAAAACTCGCCGGATTCTTGGAACTTTAGAGCAGTACGGATATATCAGCCGCGATATCGTTAGGGCAGAGGGTAAATTCTCTGAAACCCGCTATATCGTTATGGATTCACCGGAGCCTGAAAATCCGGCGCCGGAAAAACCGGAGCCGGTAAACAAGACACTTACTAAAGACAGAAGTATACAAAGAACAGAATATACAAAATCCAATAAAAGAGCTCCAAAGCAAAAACTGTCTGATTGGGAGCCGTCTATGGCTGACAAGGAATATGCTGAGAGCCTAGAAATGGACTGGCAGGAGATACTGACGGATATCAGGCTCTGGGATGAGAAGAACGGAAATAAGGCCGCTTACGCTTCTTGCACGGCTTTTTGGCAGGGTTGGTGCAGAAAAGAGGACAAGCGCACTCAGAGGCGCTCAAATCGCCAGCAATCGGTATCTAAGCCGAAGGGTAAGGGTGAGTTGAGTGATAGGCAGAAGCAGTATGCAGAGACAGTGGCTGAGAAAATGTGGAACGCCTACAAGGCTGAGGGGTTCTATTATCAGCCGATACTGGCAGATGTGCTGGCCTTTATGCAGACAGACCAGACGGATGCTGATTGGTCAGCTATTGGCAATGGTCTGGATAATCCCGTGATGAGGGGCTGGATGTGAAAAGAGAGGCCGAAGCCTCTCTGTTCTGGTTAGTCGCAAGTTAGCGAGTGAGTGATGCGGGCAGTCCATTTGCCCGTGTCGCTGTTCCAGCGAGTTCCGCTGGAGTGAGTGCCGTAGCCCATCTCAGGATACTCCATTGAGATGCGGTTGATGAACAGTTCCAGTGGTTCGCGTTCATCTCCTGAAATGCGGTACTCTCTGTAGCCGCCGAGGGTTTTCTGTTCGATTTTCATGGTTAGCTCCTTTGTTTCCTGACTGAGTGACGGGAGAGCATTTGGCGTACCACTAATGCTGACACTGCGGTAAGCAACAGTCCTGAGGCGTTGGCTCTACCCGTCTATTATAGCTATAAGCTAACAGGATAGGGTTAGTCAACAACTAATTTGCAAACCTTAACTTGTTTAGCTATATAAGGAGTAGGAGGCTATATATGTCCAAGAAAAAGTTCACCGAGCCAGTGCTGGCTGAATACCTTAGACGGATTGCTATAGACGGGCGCAGTGCGCGGTCTGTGGGCAAGGATAAGGATATGCCAAGCTATGAGGCGTTCTATCAGATGAAGAACAGGCATCAGGAGGTGCAGAGCCGCTACAATGCGGCGATAGAGGCAAGGGCTACTGCCATTGACGATAGGATAGACGAAGTGCTGGAAGGCGTCAGGAACGGGGATATAGACTATCAGGCTGGCAGGCTGGAGATAGACACGCAGAAGTGGCGGATGGCGAAGTTCTTTCCGCGGCTGTATGGCGATAATCAGAAGCTGGAGGTAGAGCATAAAACCAGCTTTGTGGATGAGTTAAAGCGTGTAGCGGCTAGGGTTGAGCAGGCTAGGCTGGAGGGGGCTGAGGTTGTGGAGCATGACGATGGGGTGGTTGATGGGGGAGAAAAGACCTACACCGCCACACCCGCGCACGAAGCTGAGATTGACAACCATTCGCAAGGGGATAAATGATGGGATATACAACCAATAGTGCGTACAACCATAGCGTTCTCAACAAAAACAATGGCTTACAGATTTACGGTGTCCATAATCGCCTCCATAATACACATTATGCGACAAATGTTTACCATAGGTAGGTATTTTTGCCAGATACCCCCCCTTCGCTCAGGCGCGGGGGCGGCAAGAAAAAGAACATACCCACTCTAACCAAACCCCCACCCCCCTTTAACCACATAGGCCATACCACCCATGCCCCCCGAAAATTTCACCACAGATTTGCTACACCGCATCCACTCCGACCCCGTTTTCTTTGTCGAGGCCATCCTTAGTGCCAAGCCTCAGAAGTGGCAGGCTGATGCTCTCAGGGCTGTTGCAAGCCATGACCGCGTTAGCATCAAGTCTGGTCACGGTGTGGGCAAAACGGCGTTCCAGAGTTGGCTGGTGCTGTGGTGGTTGCTCAGTCATTATCCGTGCAAAGTTGCCATTACGGCTAACACAGCGCACCAGTTGAGCGATGTTCTGTGGACGGAGATAGACAAGTGGGCGCGAAACTTGCCAGAGGGCTTTAAGAGCCTGCTGGAGTTCAAGTCCGACAAGATATCGCTGAAGGGTGCCAGTGATAGCTTTGCCGTTGCAAGAACCAGCCGGAAGGAGAACCCAGAGGCACTTCAGGGCTTTCACAGCGAGAATATGCTGTTTCTGGTGGAGGAGGCATCTGGTGTGCCGGATGTAGTGTTTCAGGTGGCTGAGGGTGCTTTGTCCACTGACGGCGCCAAGACAGTCATGTGCGGGAACCCTACGCGCTCTGACGGCTTCTTTTACGAATCCTTCCACGGTATGCGGCACATGTGGCACAACATCACTGTATCTTGCGAGGACGGCGAATATGTCTCCGAGGACTTTTTAGCCAATATGGCTGAGAAGTACGGCATCGACAGCAATGTTTACAGGGTGCGCGTTCTGGGCGAGTTTCCCACCCAGTCTGATGATGTGCTGGTGCCGCTGTATATTGTCGAGGAGGCCACCAAGCGCGATATAGAGCCCAGCCCTACCACGCCCGTTGTCTGGGGTTTGGACGTTGCAAGATTCGGCGGGGATAGGAGTGCGCTGGCTAAGAGGCAGGGGCAAGCCCTCTTAGAGCCGATTAAGACTTGGCAGAATAAAGATTTGATGGAACTGGCGGGGATTGTCCTGACCGAGTATGAGGCTTGCAACTATCAGAGCAGGCCGCAGGCGATTTACATTGACGCTATTGGCCTCGGTGCAGGTCTGGCTGACAGGCTGAGAGAGCTAGACCTTCCGGCGGTGGCTATATCGGTATCAGAGACAGCCAGCCTCAAGGAGCGCTTTGGCAGGTTGCGCGATGAATTGTTCTGGAACGCGAGAGAGTGGTTTGAGGGCAGAGATGTGCAGATACCTGACGATGACACGCTGATACAGGAGATAACGGGTATTCGGTATAAGTATCTCAGCACGGGCAAGCTGAAGGTGGAGAGCAAGGACGAGATGAAGCGCAGGGGGCAGAGAAGCCCTGACGTAGCGGATGCCTTTGTGCTGACCTTTTCCGAGCAGGGTGCGTCTGCTATGGGCTACACAAAGAGATGGGGCGGAAACAGCAGTCCCCGCCCCAGCA